GCTGCCTGACGGAAGCATCAATACGGCCAGGTGGGATGCGTTTGTCAAAACTCTGATCGACTCCGGCAAGCTCACGAAGGCGCACTACGATTTCGCCCAGTCGGTTTGGGATCTCATGGAATCGATGAAGCCTGCGGCGCAGCGGGCGCACCGTGACGCTACCGGCAAGTATTTCGAAGAGGTTACAGCTACTCCGTTCGTTACTCCGTTTGGCGCCTACCGTGGAGGCTACGTTCCTGCGATGGTGGACAGCCGAATCGTCAAGGACATGGAGTTGAAAAAGCTGGTCGAAGAAGGGAATGATGGCATGTCCTACGTGTTCCCGAGCACCAGCAAGGGGTTCACGAAATCGCGCGTCGAATACAACAGACCTTTGTTGCTCGACATGCGATCCTTGCCGCAGCATATCGACAGGGTGCTGCTCTTCTCGCATCTTGAGGTTCCGATACGCGACGCCGCCCGGCTGATCGGATTCGAACCTGTTGCCGACGCGATTAACCGACGCGATCATGGGGCGATCACTGGCATGTTGCGCCCGTGGCTGAACCGCACGGCACGGCAACAGGTAACGACGCCAATAGCCGGCGCCGGATTCATGACGGGAATGGTCAACACGATTCGAAACCGTACCAGCATGGCATATATGTTCGCCAACGTCAGCAACGCGGCGCAGCAGATCACTGGAGTGCTTCTGGCCGGGCTGAAGGTCAGGCCGTCAAGCCTTGCGTCTGCCACGGCGCGCTACATCAATGCGCCGCGCGAAACTGCCGCCGAAGTGTCTAGGCTGTCGCCCTACATGGCGCACCGGATGGATGGCGAGGTGCATGCGATGCTTGGCGAGATCGAAAGCATCATGATCGATCCGACGCTGTACGAACGGGCTCAGGAATGGACGAAACGGCATTCGTTCTTCCTTCAGCAAGCGGTTGATAACGTCATGGGGCCGATCATCTGGATGGGGGCATACAACGAGGCGATGGAGGAAAAGTTCAACCCGAAGGATGCAGCCAGGCTGGCAGATTCTGTCATCCGGCAGACACAAGGAAGCTCGCTGCCGGAGGACATCAGCAGAATCGAATCCGGTCCGGCCTATGCCAGGCTGTTCACGCAGTTCGCCGGCTATTTCAACATGCAGGCGAACCTGCTCGGCAGCGAGATCGGGAAGGTAATGCAAGAGGCCGGGCTGAAGAAGGGTGCTGGACGTATGGCTTATATCCTGCTGCTCGGCTTTTACGCCCCGGCCTTGGTTGCCGAGGCCGTCGCGCAGATGTTCAAGGGAGGCCCTGGCGACGACGACAAGGACGGTGAATACCTGGATGACTGGCTGATGGCGCTGTTCGTCTATGGCCCGATGCGGAACATTACGGCCATGGTCCCTGTCGTTGGGGCGGCCGCAAACAGTGCCATCGCCCGGTTCAACGGCAACCCGGTTGATGACCGGATGAGCGTTGCGCCGGCTGTTGGTGCTATGGAAGCCGGCGCAGGCGTGCCGTTCGATCTCTACAAGGCGGTGAAGGGGGAGGGCGATGCACAGCGCGCGGTGCGCGACGTTTCGACGCTGATCTCCATCGCTACCGGGCTGCCGGCGCATGCCTTGGCCCGCCCGGTTGGATACGTGTCCGGTGTTGCGCAAGGAAAAACAGATCCCACCGGGGCTATCGATTTCACTCGTGGCGTTGTCACTGGCGCAGCGAGCCCGGAGAGTCGTGGGCGATAACGCTGCGCGTATCGCCATGGCAAAACAATACCCTGTCGGCTACTCATCAGGAGGCCGCGCATGACCATTTCAAGCACCAGCCGAAAGGCCGGGCCATATGCCGGGAACGGTGTCACGGTTTCCTTCCCGTTCTCGTTCAAGGTGTTTTCGACATCTGATCTGCTTGTCACAGAAATCGATTCCGATGACAACGAAGAAACGCTGGCGCTGACGACGAATTACACGGTCGCGCTGAATGCCGACCAGAATGCAACGCCAGGCGGAACGATCACGCTGCCAGATGCGCTGCCAGTGGGGAACTCGCTGACGATCCGCACCAACATCCCGATCACGCAAACCATGGACTTGACCAACCAAGGGGGGTTTTACCCGACGGTAATCAACAACGCCATGGACCGGGCGACAATCCAGATCCAGCAACTTGCCGAGATCGTCGGGCGATCCCCGGCGGTGTCGATCGGGTCCGGTCTGTCTGGCATCACAATCGAATCGCCAGGAGCCGGGGAATACCTGCGATGGAACCTTGCCGGCACGGCAATCGAAGCGACGGCCGCCGTCTACGACCTTGGCACGTTCATGCAGTCCGGGACTGGCTCCGTCGAGCGTTCGGCCATGAGCAAGATGGGCGAGCGTGTCAGCGTCAAGGACTTCGGAGCCGAAGGCAACGGCGTTGCCGACGACAGCGCGGCCTTCGCGCTGCTTGAGGCGGCGTACCCTGGACACCATGTCGACCTTGATGGGTTCGCCTATTCGGTCGCGGCGATCCCGACTGGCGCCAGGTATCACAACGGTAGTTTCGTCGTCGGTTCGGTCAAGACGGCGATGCGCGCCAAGCGACTGGACAACCCGATGGACGGGTCATCTCGGGTGGCTATCGGCGACGGGGCCATGCATTATTGGAGCGCAAGCGCCGTCTACAACCCAGCCGACGGGGTCATGATCGCGTTCCTTGATGCCGGATACAGGCATGACACGTCGGAATCTTCACCTCTGAACATCATGTTCTCGGAAGATCGCGGGGCATCATGGGTTGGGGAAAAAACGATTTACTCCGTCGACGGATGCGATGTGGCTGATGCAAAGGCTGGGGTCATGGGCAGCGGCAGGATTGGCGCGCTGGTGTCCATGCGCGGCGGGGCCATCAGCACCTACCGTAACGATTTTGTTTATTCCGACGATGACGGCGCCACATGGGATGCGATTGTCGGAGTCATTGCCGATGGCAGCGGGTCATTCGTTTACGGCGATATGCTTCCGTATCCAGCGGCGGTCGGCGGGCACGATACGACGGGGTTTGTGGTCTACAGCTACACCGGCGGGATCATCTATGCCCTTACCACGATAAACAACGGGGCAACATGGTCGTCTTCAGCAGTTACCTCGTCTGCATCGTACACCGAGGCGTCCGTTGTCAGGGTCAACAACGAGAACAAGTGGCTGATGTTCATCCGCACAGGAGCCAACCTGTTTGTTTCCACGTCGGTGAACATGACGACATGGACAACTCCGGTTGACTCCGGTATCGCGATCCTGTCAAACCCGGTCTACGCGTATATAACCGGCGGGCGGCTTTTCGTCTACGTCTTCTTGCGTGATTTCGCCCCAACTGCGCTTGGTGTCGAGAATGAAATCATCCTGTTCGAAGACGATCCGGCTGCCGTTTATGCCGCTAGCGACCTTGTAAGCAAGGCATATCGCGTAGTTGTTGATGGCGTCGACCGCGCATTGGGGTACCTGAAAATCATGCCGGTCGGCAATGATCACGTTTGGATTTACACCGCTGGCGAATACGATGGATCGACGCTATTTCCAGCGGCCACATCAATCGTTACAGGATCGACTAGGCGATCTCCTGGAGTCGGGAAAACATATGCCGATGCCCTGGCGTCAAACACGAATATTGTCCGAAACGGGACGTTCGATTTCTGGTCAAGGGGGACCAGTTTCACAGGGTTCACGGCGAACACGAACACGGCAGACGGATGGAAATTTCAGCCGTCCGGGGCCACTGTCACCGTTACGCAACGCGCCCTGACGCCCGCAGAATCTCTGCTATTTCCTTTTCATCCGCAGTTCGGCATGGAAATATCAGCCACGGCTGACAACTCATCAGCGCTTGTTCAGCAGTGGTTCGGCACGTCGGAAATGACCATGATTGCCGACTCCTATGTATCCATCCAGGTTTGGGGAATAGGCGACGTGCCAAGCGCCGGGCTGCGCGCAGGCATCCAGTTCGATTATGGCGGCGGCGGCAGCGCGCTTGCCCAAACTGCCGCGCTCATGGAGTTTGCCGAAAGCGCGGATAACGTTTGGAAAACTACCGCAGTTCTTCGCGCTCCAACGATGGTAGGGAAAACCATCGGGACAGATCCGAAGACGATATTTGTGCTTGGGAATTCGTCTGAGACAGAGGCTTGGGACGCAACGATCGTTGGCGTCAAATACGAGCTATCAAGCGCTCCGTCGCGTTTCCGTCCTATCGACTTGAGCGCCGAAAAGATGCGCTGCCAGAGGTATGTGCAAGCCATTCCATACGACTCAATCGATGCGGTTGGCGTGGCCTGTGCCGCTTCAACAGTTGCCGCATTCGCGACAATCGAATACCCGGCGATGGTTTCCGCTCCGTCTGTGTCGCTTCTGTCAGGCGCGGCTGGATCGTTCGAGGTCTACCCTCTCGGGTCGACGATTACAGCCGTGTCAGCGAGCAGTGTTGGCGTCAAGGCTACGGCAATTTCGATCACCACTACCGGCATGACGGCCGGTGACAGCTACCTCTTCAGGACCAAGGCGGCGTCCCCGGTAGTTTTCCTGCTGGACGCCGAGTAATGACAGAGCGCGCGTATGGAGGCGAAGAGCGCCGGTCGTGGCAGTCAGAGGCAGCCGTGCTGCACGGGAAGCTTGAGAATATCGAGACCTTGTCGAGAGAGACGCACGATTTGATAATCGGGCACTTAGCGGCTGAGATCGAAACCAAGGCGGCCATCGCTGAGCTGGTAATTCTGTGGCGTGGCAGCAAGATGATGGTGACTGCGTTCAAGGTCATCATCCCGATTGTTGCCGCCGCATTCGGCGCTGCGATGTGGGCGAAGGATCACTTCAAATGGTAGTCGAATACCTTATCGCCAGAGCGAAGGAGGCGTCTACCTGGCGCGGGATTGTTCTGATCGCCACCGCCTGCGGCGCGGTGCTGTCTCCTGAACAGCAGGATGCGATTGTGACCGTTGGGTTGCTGGTGGTTGGTCTGATCGGGGCTGCGATCTCCGACGAAAAAAGCCGCCCGTAGGCGGCTTGGCGTGCGTGACTCGTTGGCATTGACGCAGTTGTCAGAATTTTTAGTGAACGCGCACATGCTCTAGCTTCCTGTTTCTGTTCGAAATCCAGCCGCGTAGGCACATGCATACAGAATAATGACGCAAAGCTCTGCGTCAAATAGGATTGCTACATCACGTTATACGTCTTCATGCGGTCAGTACCATTTGCACGGCCTGCCGCTCCCAATGTTGCAAACTCTGTTGCGCTTCAATCCGTTCGCGCATCACCAACGCACGAACGTCTTTTCCCTTCGGGGGGTATGTTCCGCGCCAGGCCGAATCAATGCCTATGTTCTGAGCAATATTCGTGCTGTCTGCGCTACTCAGCGGCAACCGCGTAAAAACCTCTGGATTAAGCATCCGAAGGCCATGCAGTTTCGTGATCGGCAGTCCATCTTTTCCCGTCACAGCGTTCATGGCTTCGGCCATTCGGTTCCACCATTTGTCTGTTCCAACAGTGGCAAACTCTCCGCTGCTACCGAGGCATATCCGAGGCCAAGTATGTGCAAGCCTTTGTAGGCGTCCAATTGATTCGTGCATGTGCCAAACGGGTGCGCCAATGTGGGCATGTCTTGCCTTCCAAGGCCATTCGGAAACGAGGGCATCATTTGCTTGTTCATCGCCATCAATCACGTCCGGTATTACTGCAAAGTCAAACGATGGGGCGCGACAAATCTCATCAACCCATGCGTAGTAGCCGCCCCAATCCGTTATTGGTTGTCCGCTTTTCCATGCCGAGAAAGCGCCGTTGTCCACTGCAAAACTCTGGCAAATCTCAAGGGCCAAGCCGAGTTGGTCGGCGTACCGGAAGGAAACAAAGGCGTGCCCACCCCCAACGGCCGCGCAAGCTGCTGTCGCAGGCGTTATTGGTAGTCCGTGGTAATGAATCATTTCCTCTCCAAAATACGTATAACCCATCGCTCCAGCGGGACGCGGCTAATCGCCGCGCCCCTGAGCTAGTGCGTTATGCCGCAGCAAAATTACTCATCACTACGCCAGCCTCGCCTTCTGCCAGCAGTTCGGTGCAGGTTGAATACTTCGCGTCCTTCCACGGCTGGTTTGTGTCCGCCGTTTTGGTTGAAAGGAACTCGCCTAGGTTTTCATCGCCAGCTTCAGCGTGTGCGAGTGCGCGGGCCTCGTCTTCCGTTTCGGCGCGCACCACAAAGCCGAACGATTTGTCGTACCACGGTTCCCACGGGTTGTCTTTCTTGTCCAACCCCTCCACGGGGCGCAGTATCCAAAGTTTCATTTCTTCTCCTTTCTCGCCGCCGCAGCGGCATAACCCTGCGTTCCAGCGGAGGCTGCGCCATGAAGCGGCGCATCCCCGCTGAACTCCACGTTAGGCAACGTGAGGCCCGCCGTGCTTTGCAATCGCCTCGTGCACGATCCGGCATACCTCTGGCATCTCACCGGCCAGCGAATACACGGCGCGCAGCGCCTCCACCAGTGCAATTACGTCGTCGCACTTGTCAGCCCACATGCCTTCACACACACTGCGCGCATAGTGGTCGTTCTGGCACTCGGCGTCGTGCGGCTGGCGAAACACCGGAAACGCGCCCTCTGCGTCGCTGTCGCACAGGACAATTCGAGTCGGCCTCTCGTGCTTCGTCACATAGCGGCACCAAGCCACATGCGCGCTTGGAGCACGTTCCCTAACTATCGCTTCGAGCGGACCCGCAACAGCGGGCGCCGTTGTCTCACTCATGGTCGTCTCCTGCCCGCTGTTGCGGGCCGTTCAAGCTAGCGTTCGGCCCCATCCTTGCCAGGGCCACTCTTGCCGTCCAAGCGTCGCCGTTGTCTGTCCAGCTTGCGGCCATCGCCTCGCAGCACTTCTCGCACCAGCGATAGTTCCGCATGGCACCGTCAAAGGTCGCAGCCAGTGTTCTTACGCGCTCGCCTGGCTGAATCTCTTGCAGGCACATGCCGCAGGTTCCACCCTTTCGCGCCGTGACAATCTTGTCCTTCAGCACCTTGTCGCCTGGGCGGCCAAAGTCGCCCTCGAAAGGGTTGCATTTGAGGCAGTCGGTTTCTTGCGTCTCGGTCATCAGTTGGTCTGATCGGGGCTGCGATTTCAGACACTAAAAGTGTCGAGTAGCCGCTGAAGCCGATCTACCTCATCATTTGCCAGCTTTTTCAGACAGAGCTCGAACTCGTGCATGTCAAATACGTTGCGAACCATCTTTGCAACGCATCCCCTATTCATTACTTGGAACGATTGCTCAATGGTCCATCCTAGTTCCCGTAACCGTGATGCGCCATTGCACCCAATTGAACAACACGGCGACCAGTCATGTCGCTGGTCGTCTGGTATTTTGTACTCCATACGGCAGTTGTCGCAAACGCGTGTAGTCATCTAGTCCGTTCCACCATCGTCATTCCTTGGCACTGCTGCTGAGTTTGGAAGTCCGCTGGGCTCCAGCCAGGATATGAGTACTCGTCAATCGACTCCATCAACGCTCCCATTTTGTTGGCGCCGCCTAAATGGTTTCCTTCTGGTCATCAAATCACCCCCACAATTCCAGGGTTGAACGGGCTGTCAAAACTCTCGGCACGTCTGTTGCACGGAACGCATCGCCGGTTGTTGGCGCTCGACGATCCGAACTCATGGCCGCACATCAGGCACCGTCGAACAGCCGGGCCGCGAGCAATATCGGACGCTGACCTTGACTCTAAGTTGCCCGTCGACGATGCCGCCGACAATGCGCGAAGCTCGCGGACGCGCGACGCCACCTGCGTGCCTCGCAGGCCAATCATCTCGCCGACTTGATTGTTTGTCATGCCGGCCTCTCGCAACTCAAGAACCCTGGCGTCCATTCCTGGAGTCCATCGCATCGCGCCCGGTCTGTGAGT